AGGCGGTCATTCCGCTTGAGTTTCGTGGGACTGTTGTCTCCAAGGCTAACCGAGACAAAAAGAAAGCCCTGAAGAAGATCGAGCAGGTACGGGAGGGGTCGAATCCCCGCCGTAAGGTCGAGAAGGCTGTCCGCGAAGCTCGATACACAAGTGAGGCAGCTGTTGCACAGTTGTCCTACAACGAACGTAAGATCGCTGAGCGCCTCGGGATCGAGATGCCCACCGATGCACAGAAGATGGAAGCGGAAATCCTGTCTGAAACACAGCAGCAGTTAGCAGACTTCCGTGAGTCGAAGATAGCAGAAGACGCTGAGGAAGATACCTACGTCGCCGCTATGGTGGAGGCTACCGCCCCCCGTACCAAGGACGACTCGGACCAGCCCATCGGCGATACGCTGGAAGGCCCGGTCTACCGCTTCGACATGAAAACGACGAAGAAAGAACTGGAAGCACTGACCGAATCTGAACTGAACAACGTCTTCGATGATGCGTTACGGTGGCGGCAGTCCACCAACAAACGTCTTAGCGATGGCCGCATCTCTGAAATGAAGCGAGAAATCACAACTCGCTCCGAGAGGATCAAAGAGATTATGCGGGCCGTAGTCAGTATGCGAAATAGCGCTGGCACGGAAGCACGGGCTAAAGGCGCATACATCGTCACCAACGTCACTAACAAGAAGGGTGGCGGCATCCGGCGTACGACTGTACGCAGTGGCCCGTTGACCTCCTCGTCAGAGAAGTACGAAGAAGGTGCTGACAAGCTGAAGGCTCGGGCTGAGAAAGCCAAAAAGATATACACCGATCTGTCGGACAACCTGAAGGGTGCCTTGAAACGTCTGAAGGCTGTGGCACCTGAGACTGATGAGTACGGCAACCTGACGGAACTCGGGCAGGATGAGGTCATGGGTATCTGGTGGGCTGAGTCGCTGGCTGAACTAGGGCAGGCTGTAGTTGAGAGCCGTAGGACAGACGACCCTGCTATGGAGCTGGCTAGTAAAATATCTACTGGCCTAAAACGTGTTGCCGGTAAGACCTCTGACCGTCTGTTTGGAACTGTCTTCGCCGACGCTGCTCGTCAGACCCTCATCATCAATGCGAAGGATATGGGCAAGGACCTCGCTACGATTGCAAAGCAGGTCAACAACTTCAATGACAAACTCGAGGCTGCTAACCGGCTGCACGAGGCCAAGAAAAAGTGGGTCAAAGACAGCGACTACAAGCAGTTCATTAAGCCGATCATCCGTAAGTTCCACGAGTCGTACTGGAACAACAAGGGTACGTACTACCCGACGCTGGCTGAAGCGGCAAACCTCAAGTGGGTACTAGACAACTACCGAGCGCAGGGCAAGAAAGATGACTTCTACCTGCCGCTGCGACGGGTGCTGGAAGATTTCGGCTTCAAGTTCAAAAACAATACGCTAATCGTCAATGAGGTTGACGGCGAGTTCGACTTCACCCCGAAAGACGCTCACCTGATGAACCGTTTTCGCCGTAGCGACCCGATCATTATGGACAGGACAGTCGTACGCCGTGAGACGGATAAACCTTACGAACCTGTCACCCTTACATACAGGCGTCCTGAAGGGGAGCTGGACAAGCGCATCGCTGAGCGTGAGAAGCGTACGGAGAAAGATCAGTTCATCGCTAAAGAGGAGCTGGACTCGATCAAGCATGTCCGTGCATCAGCCATCTTTGCACGGTTCCGTAAGATCGTGGACAACCCGAAGACCACGAGAGATAAGCTGGTTGATGCCGAGCTAAAGCTGCTTGAAGACCTAAAGAAAGAGGGTTTCCTGACCAACGTCGGCGCACAGATGGTGACTATTAAAGTACCTGACCGTCCGACGATTAGCCTCCGTCGTTCTGCACGAGCGCTGGACGACGGTATACTGACTAAGAGGGAAGCCCGCAGTCGCATGGCCTCCATCCGCAAGTCATACACCAAACCCCTATACAGGCACGAAAGTAAGGTCGGGCGCTACGCTGGTAGCGTTGCCGGTACAGCTATTGCTGATACCGAATCTGAGTGGGTATACAAAAAGCTACCGGGCTTTTTGCTTAAAAACATTAAGCCTAAACGGGTATACACTACAGCAGCTAACAAACTGCATGAGAAAATCAAGTATTCAAACTCAAGAATCTCGCTTAACGAGGCACTCGACATAATCATCGAGACTCTACCTTCGTCTGACCCCTTGGGTAAGGTCGCTAGACAATTACGCAGCGTAGATGTCACCCGTGGTATCGGCCTCGGATATGCGTGGGGGATGAAGTACGCGGTCGGTGGTTACTGGAATGAGTCAGGGCGAGTAGACATTGACTTTGAGTATTTCTACGGAGAAGAAGCGCTAAGCAAAACGAATAAAGATTTGGTTGACGCCCAGTTTCTACAGGTAGTACTCCATGAAATTGCCCATGCAGCAACAGTAGAATCTATAGATCGCAGTCAAACGGCTGAGGCTATCATAGATGAACTAATACAGCAGGGGCAGCAAGCGTGGGGAAGACAACATACCGGAAAAATTCTGGAACGCATTCTTATTAACGATAAGTTCTTTAAGCAAAGGAAGTTTAGTGACGTAGCATCAAAGCAAGAACTCGCTGAAATTTTTACAGCTGAAATAAGTTTACAAGAGCCGAATAAAATTGCTTACATCAACAAGGTCGGTGACGACTTTGAAGTAATAGTTAAAGCCGCAAAAGACAAGCCCTACGGTTTTACCAATCCACATGAGTTTGTTGCTGAAGCATTTTCAAATCCTGAATTTCAAGATTTCTTAAAGGCTACCAAGTTCAACAAGAAGAACTGGCTGTGGGATGAATTCAAGAAAGCTGTGTTTAAGATTCTCGGTATTAAGACTGACGAAAACCTTGACACCATTTGGGATGTTGTACTAGCAGCAACGCCAGCGTTGACCAGATACGCAAACAGTTATGACCCGAGTAAATACCATTGGGAACCGGGTGGTAAAAAAGATATGCGACCGTACGGAGAATACGTACAAGAGGCTCGTAAAGATATAAACAGCCATCGTCAAGCATACGACGATGCAGGTAATCAGCTTGGCGACTTGCTGAATGATCGCTACCGTTTGCGCGGGGCCAATACTGTACTTCAGTCACTCATCAGCTCACTGCCTGAACGCAGCGCACTAGGGATTACTGCTCGCAAACTGGCTGAGCTGGACCTAAGCGATGTTACGGTTCGCTGGGATTGGACTAATCTCATCAAGAACCCCGACACTAATGGTGTTTACCGTGGCAAACATCGCCGTGTAATCCTTGCACGTAAGGATGGAATGTCTGGACACAAGCTGGCTCGTGTCACGTTACACGAGCTGATGCACGCTGCTACGCAGGAAAGCCTGCAACGCAACCAGACGCTTCGTTCACTGATGACAGATGTCCAGAGTGAAGTACGCCAAAAACTCATGGAGCAGTTCCCTGTTGGTAAACTGCCGTATGGTTTGCGCCCGCAGGATCAGGTCGATGAGTTCGTAGCAGAAATGTTCTCGAACGAAGCTATGCAGCAGGCAGCTAAGACCACTATGCTTGATAGCCGGATGTCTCTGTGGAGCCGGTTCAAAGACTTGGTCAAGCAGTTACTTGGTTGGGTGGGGGACTACGAAATTTCAGCTTTCGATATGGTTATGGAATTGCAGCCGCAACTATTCGAGTATGCTGAGTTAGACAACCCCAACGCCCCTGACCTATATCACGGAGACGTAGCATTAGGTAATAAAGCTCGTGAGGTTTGGAACAGAGCTAAGATGACCTACGACATCGAAAACCGAGCACGTACGGCTGCAACACAAGGCGCGACAATCTTCGGGCGTGGCAAGTTGAGCCATGCGTTCCACTCCATGCGCCAGCTGCGTGAGCGTTATGAACAGTACTTCGGCGGGAAAGAAGGTCCACTGGCGAAGTACATGGATGCGTTCAACGCTCGCAACTCCATGAACAATGAACTGATGCAGATGCCTGAACGCCTGTCACGTAAATGGTCAGAGTTCGAGCAGAAGCACGGTGTTAAGGTAGCTAACGATTTCAGTCAGCTTGCTACTGAAGCTACCATGCACACGCTCGACCCGAGCAAGGTCGCTGGGCATGAGAGGAACAAGAAGTCTGCAAAGGCTCAGCCGACTATGTATCGTGAGCTGCGTGCCCGGTACCAAGCGTTGCCGCAAGACTACAAGGATTTGTGGGCAGAGGTTACAGACTACTACCAGTCATCGCTTGAACAAGAAACCGGCCTGATGATGCTCAATGCCGTACGCGGAGTCGTCACCAAGGGAGCCGGTGAGACGATGGACCTTGGGACGTTCAACCGCAAGTACAACGAGACGAACATCCTGAAGTTCAGCACGCAGGAAGAAATCTTGGCTGAGTTCGGTGAGTTCCTTGGTGAAGATGCTGCAAACCTCGCCAAGTTCATACAACGGGTGGCTAACGTACCGGCCATGAAACAGGGGGTCTATTTCCCCCTCATGCGCTACGGGGAGTACGCTGTCTACGCCAAGACCATGCGTGACAAGAAGTACTTTAAGGACAGCCAAGCTGCACGGAAGTACGCAGCCGACCAGCGTCTTGAAGACCCGACCTACTCTGTCAACACACGTGAGGAAAGTGATGGACGGTGGAGCGTGCAGGTCACGGAGAGTGCTTTCGTCATGGGTGAGACTATCACCGAAGTGATGGAGAAACGCCAACAGCTGGTAGACGAAGGCTACGACTGGGTTGGAGATGTCGGACGCAAGCTAGAGATGCCGAGAGAGTCGGCGATCACCTCGAACGCAGCGCTGTCCAGCATCCTTGAAACGCTGTCGGATAATGCAGCTGCACAAAACGCGATCAAGCAGTTCTACTTGCAGTCGCTTTCCGATCAGTCGTTCCGTAAGAGAGAAATCAAACGACAGAACCGCCGGGGTGTGGACTACTTCACGCAGCATCGCAACTTCGCCAACTACGCTCGCCAGTCTGCTTACTACAGGTCACAGCTGAAGCATGGCTGGCAGATGGCGAAGGGGCTGTCTGACATGCGTGACTTCCTGAAGGACTACCGACAGGGCGCGAGCAAGATGTCTCGCGTCCAACTGGACAACGTGTACGAAACGCTGAAGACACGTGATGAGAAGATGACCGACCCAGTACAGCTCCACAAGGCTGTGCGGGGCGGCATCGCTCTGACCCAGTTCTACATGCTGACCAGTGCTTCCTACCACATGATTAACAGCACGCAGCCGTGGATGGTGTCGCTGCCCACGATGGGAGGTCGCCACGGCTGGGGCCAAGCCTTCGCAGCTATGAAGGGAGCGCAAGCCCTCATCAAAGACCCGATCTTCAGTCAGATAAAAGAGTCTAAGGGTGGTCTGGCGCTGCTGAAGAAAGGCAACCTCGCTGCCGAGCGTGCCTTCGGCGTTTTCGATCAGCTGCGTGATAGTCTCAAGGCCAACGACGCTCGTGCGGACGAGCACCTCGAGATGCTTGACAAGCTACGTAAGACAAGCGTGTTGGAAGTCTCCCCGCTGACGGAGCTGCGAGAGATCGCAACGGGCAAGGAGTCGTGGACGACGAAGGCGATGGATGCGTCACGTGCGATGGCGCACATGGTCGAAGTGAACAACCGCGTTCTGACGGCTATCGCTGCCTACGATTTGGAGTACGCCCGCCAGAAGAACGGGGGGGCAGGCGAGGAAGCAGCACGAGAAGCGGCCACGCAGTACGCCGAGGACATGGTATCGCAGACGCAGTTTGACTACTCGACGGCCAACAAGCCGCCCGCGTTCCTGCGTTTCCCAATCGTGTTCCAGTTCATGCAGTGGTCGCAGCACATCTACGCACACATCATCCGCAACACGGCAGCAGCTCTGAAGGGCGACAAGGACGCCGCCAAGATTCTCGGTGGCGTTCTCGGTACCCACGCTGCCGTAGCTGGCGCACTGGGTGTGACGTTGCAGCCGATCAAGATGGCCTTCGGTCTGGCGATGATGGCGCTGGGCGATGAAGACGAGCCTTACACGTGGCAGAACGCCCTCAGCGGTGCGACCTTCGACCGGGTCACTACTTCGGCGATGAACGAATTGTTTGGTACAACTGTTTCAACAGTGCTCGGCAAGGGGCTACCCGCCGGGCTGGGCATTGATCTCTCTACGCGCATGTCTTTGGGAACCCTGTTCTTCATCGACCTGCGAGGTGACACCCCTGAGTCGGTGGCTGGTTCACTGCTCTCATCCTTCGGAGGTGCGAGCGTCAACCAAGCTCTGACGTTTGGTAGGGGTATACAGTACATGGGTAGCGGCGACATAATGAAGGGCCTTGAAGTCTTCTCCCCCAAATTCCTTCGTGACATTCTCCGGGCTGGCCGGTTTGCGTCCGAGGGTTTGGTGAACAACTCCGGTGACACTGTGCTCGACACCAGTGCGCTAGGGTTTTACGAGACGGCATTGCAGGCAGTAGGATTTACTCCAACAGCTATTGGACAATTCTACGAAGGGCAAGCAGCAATCAAAGATAAAGAAGCCTACGTACGGAAGCAAAAAATCAGGTTGATGAAAGACTTTCGTACATCTAGTGCAGCCGGGCGTCGTGCGATCATAGATCAGATCGTTGAGTTTAACAGCTCATTCCCACAGGAAGCGATCACCCGGTCTGCGCTCCTTCGCAACCTGAAGGGCAAACTCGAGCGTGAACTTCAATACGAGCGATATGGAGCAGCGATAGATGAGAAGAAAGCAGCACTCTACGCCGGTTATGGCGAACCCTACCGTTAAACGGAAGGACAAATCAGGTCGGACCCAGTACTACAAGACCTGCCCCAAGTGCGGAGATCAAACCCTTCGCAGAGGTAACAAGGCGCAGTCAGGCAAGGTACGTTGGAATTGTCGTGGCACCACAGGTGATCGCCTGCACTGCTACTCGACGACCGACCCCAACAAACCGTACTCAGGTCGTAACAGCCGTAAGGATGCGGACAAAAACCCACAGTTTCGCCGCAAATTAGGCGGAGTAAAACGCTTCGTCATAACAGCTGCACAGAACGCTACCCCTGTTCACGAACCATTCTTTATGTCACTTCTGACATACTGCAAGCATAACGATGCTGAATTGGTGGTGATTCCTCTCCGGTACAAAAATCCGACCTCGCAGTGGGTTGCATCGCAGGAGAACCTAGAATCGTGGGCCAGTGAACTACGCCCCTACCTCTACAACCAGCGCAAGAAACTCAATGAGAACCTTGTACTGCTCGGAGACATCAAGACGCAGCCCACCGCTGTCAACCCCTTGCAGGGGTTCGAGAGCCTGACACACGGCGAGTCAGCGATCCTCGGACACACTAAACTGCAACTCGAAACCATCGCCACCCCATCCCACCGCTACCCCAAGATCATTACCACCACCGGGGCAGTCACCATGCCGAACTATACGGACAGCAAGGCTGGCAAGAAAGGGGAGTTCCACCACGCTCTGGCCGCCGTCGCAGTAGACATCATCGGTAAGAAGTTCAGTATGAGACAGCTGAACGCAACCAAGGATGGGTCGTTTATCGACCTCGATGTTGCGTACCACGCAACAGATGTAAAGAAGGCACCAAGAGCATCAGCGCTGGTCTTCGGCGATACTCACCGAGCCGTCATGGACAAGACGGTAGAGAACGTCACGTTCGGGCCGGGGGGTATGGTGGAGCAGCTTGACCCCGAACATCTGGTATTTCACGACCTCCATGACGGTAGCTCCACCAACCACCACACAAAGAACGACCCATTTGCTCAGGTGGCTAAGCGTGTGGACCTCCTCCATCTTGTCAGGGATGAAGTCATACAAGACGTCATGTGGCTGGCGCGTGTCTGTGCGGGGCGCTCAGGCGTTCTGGTGGCCTCCAACCACGATGATTTCCTAGCCCGGTGGCTGCGAGAGCAGGATTGGAGGCGCGACCCAGAAAATGCGGAGTTCTACCTAGAAACTGCACTACACCTTGTCCGAGAAGTCCGTCAGGGAAACGCCGTACCTCACCCGTTCACGTACTGGGTCGAACGATTGAAGAAGAACGCTCCCATCAGGTGTCTGAAACGTGATGAGAGTTTTGCGCTAAATAATGTCGAACTGTCGCTGCACGGTGACAAAGGGCCAAACGGAACAAGGGGTTCCAGAAAGAACTTGCGTCGGATCGGGGTCAAGACCATCATAGGGCATAGCCACTCCCCCGGCATCGAGGAGGGGTGCTACCAGACCGGCACCAGCACCCCGCTGCGGCTGGACTACAACCAAGGCCCGAGCAGCTGGATGCACTGTCACTGTGTTCTGTACGCCAATGGCAAACGTAGCCTGCTGTTCATCATCGACGGAGAATGGCGACTGTGAAACACTACCATGTGGTAGAGGTCCGTTGGGAAGATGCGAGTATAGAAACACAAGATTTCACAAGGAAAGATGCAAAAAAGACCAAGCCGGTCATCCGATGGACAACCGGCTATCTGGTCGAGGAGAACGACGATACGCTTGTGCTCGCTACTGACTTCTACGAAGGCAAGAAGGAGGAGTTTGCTTCACCCATGCAGATTCCGTGGGGAATGATTCTCGAGTACTACAAGCGACCCTTATGGGACTAGTCCTTGTCAACCTCTACGTCTTCGACAACTTCCTCGACTTCAACCACTGGTTCTTCAACCACTGGTTCCTCGACTACAGGCATAGCTTTCGGCTGTTTCCTGCGTTCCCATTCTTTTCTCAGTGTGCGACTCGGCATTGTCCTCTCCTAAATTGGACGATTTTTAGCGTCACGTGCGTAGCTGCGGTTAGTCTTGCGGCTTACTACACGTGTGTTAGAAGTCGAACGGCTACCACCCTTCGACAGTGGAACTTTATGGTCTAGCTCTTTGCCATCACCCTTCTTGACCTTGCCTTCTCGTATGGCCTTGCGGCGTGCCTTGTTGCGGGCAGCACGATCTTTCTTCGCCTCGGGGGATGCGTGGTACTTCTCGTAGTACGCCTTACTTCTTTCTCTCTCGCCCATTAGTCTACCCTGCGAAACGACCAAGCAGGGCCAGCGCCGTAGTTCCAGCGGAAGCTCTTGGGATCGTACCCTTCCCGCACATCTTTAGGGGTGCAGCGAAAGCCATACTTGGTGAAGTACCGCTTGCCGAACCAGTACCTACCGATGGACCCGTACTTACCCTGTTGCACGCGGTAGCCTTTATCGTTTTCATACACAAGTTTCATTTCTTCATGGTCATATTTGCATACGTGCCAGCTGTAGTTGCGGAGGCCGTCGCCACCATTGCGAAACGCATGGTACTGCCAGAAGCGCCAGAAGCTATGGTCGCCATCGTAGATGTTATCTGGGACACAGTTGTAGTCTACAGGCAACGCTCTGTAACCGCCGTACCAGTCTTCCGGGTTACACCAAGGAAGAAGTACCTTCGGCACATCACTGATGGGGGTCTTGCGGAACCACCACATGACGACAGGGACCACCACCACGCCAGCGATGATGACAGGAATCTTACTCAGGTTTTGTAGGGTTGCGTACCACATGATCCAACTTCTTCAGCCGCTTCAACTCCCGTTGAGCATACCAGATAATCTTGTTCAGATCATATTCCTTACTGGTGTTGGCTTTGTGGCCGTAACGATAGCACGCTTTGAAGATGTTGGCCATCGCAAAGTTCATGTCCCGGTACTCGATGAGGTCCTGCATTTCCTTGGCACCGGGGGGCAGTTGGTAGTAGTCGGACGACCACCCTGTAACGTCAGATTGCGTTTTCAATTTTCTATTTTTTGACATTTTAATAGTGGGCCTTTAATGCACCTTAAAGCTGCACTTCATAAAGACGGGTTCTGGGCAGGTCACTGTTAGCGCCTATACCAAATATGGTATACATCATAGTCCCGCTGATTTCGTTCTTGAACTGCTTTTCGATGGACGAGAAGCTGATGTTGTGTGACGCTTTCAGCCACCTGTGAAAGTCGTGGACGGTGAAGCGGTAGGTGTCGTTCTCGCCTTTTATAATCATCAACTTTCCGGTTTTCGAGGGTTGCAGGATCACCGGGTCTTTCGTGTAGCGGCCCGGTTTCGGGAACTGGTCAACGACCATCATATCGGCTTGGTGCTGCTGTAGGTAAGCGATGACGAGTTCTCGAGCAGACGCAGCTGCGAGCGAGTGACCTGTGCGAGTACGCAGTACCGTAACCCTGTCCAGAAGATACCGTTTCAGGGTTTTGGTGTCGATGGAGACGATACCGGCCTTTTTCGCAACAGCTGCACCAACTAGAAGGGCAGCGATAGTTGCACACCAGAACCTCTCTCCTTCTCGGAAATTGTGATCGGCATACAGACTTTGATATGTTTTCTGAACAGCCTGCTCCAAAGCCCCATGTTTGGTACTGATATATTCTGCAAAACGAAGTCCAGCGTGTCCGTAGTTCGAGTCCAGCAGTCCGAACATGGCGTTACGCGAAGCCCGAGTCGGGTCATTAAAGGGATCGACTTCAACCTCAAATGTTCGCGCTGTTGCGGCGTCAGAAGCCCCTCCAAGTCCGCCCATATAATCGAAGATACTCTCATTGCTGGCTCCTATGACCATCGTCTTCCAGTCAGCGACTTCACGCAACTCAGCGTTCGTGGTAAGGCGTGTGCGCTCCTTCCCCTGTGCAATATCGAAGGCTGTCTTGTAAAAATTCTCGAGAGCGCCTTCACCACGTATCTCGTCCCAATACACCGGCAGGTTCTTCAGGAACGCTGTCTTGTTGATGATCGAGAGGTAGGTATCGCTGGTGGAGTTCATACCCTTGGTCGGGGACCCCCAGACCGCCTGTGCCGTTTTCAGCACGGACGACTTTCCAAGCCCTGACTCATTACTGACGATTGTGAGCATGGCACCGGGCATACCAGTGAATCCAAACAGCGGCGCAGCAAAGGCAGAAGCGAGGATCGTCGTGAAAGCGGGGTTATTCTGGTCAGCGACGAAATCAGCCGACTCCTTCCAGTTCTCAAAGTCACCGTTGCACTGATAGTGCCGGGCAATTTCCCTATACTTGGATGCAACCCGCACACCGGCCTCTTTCGTGCCGTTAGCCATGAACGAAGTCGTGCCAGCGGTGAAACCAATAATCTTGATATTCTCGTCATCGGTACGCTGCTCAATCCAGCCGAGACGAGATACGGCGTTACCGACTTGGCGTTTTTTCTGTATCTCCTGAAGCCATGTACTCATAAGTTTATTCCAATGCACAAGTTCGGGCTGCTCAAGCGGGCAACCGTTCGACGCCAGTTCCTTTTTCAGCGAAACCGTGTCGCCGAGTAGCCTAGCATCCATTTCGATACTGATAGGTGTCGAGCCTGCGAGCCTAGACGCCACCGTGATGTTGTACTGGTTACTTACAATGTCTCGTGACGCGCCTTGCATTTCCCACGTGCGGTTCAGCACCTTTTCCCAGAGGAACTGCTTGGTGCCGGGGTCGAACATCTTACGCTCCATACCCAGATCGCCCTCGATGGGACGCCACGTTTTCAGCGGGAACTCTTTTCCTTCAGCTGTTACAACTTCTTCTTCGCCTAGGCTCAGCGGTGTCTTGACGCTCCCCCGGTGTGGACATGCTTTGCATACTTCTGGTCGAAAACTGGCGAAGGTGTCACAGAGTGTTGGCCCGGCATCGTTCTCCAACCGTTGGTTCCACTTCTCTGTTGTGTCTTCGGGAGTGTAGTCGGGGTGTCCTTCTGAGAGAGCGTGGTAGTAGAGTTCACCATCCGCACAGTGCTTTGCAAGTTGGAGGCAAGCAACCCACTCGGGTTCAGAGCAATCCTCTCCGTTAGTTTGTAATACATGGGCGAGTACGCCGCACTTTTTGGCGATGTTGGGGACGAAACTTTCCACAGTCCGTCCAGCCACACCATTTGATAGCTCAGTAAGCCCGTTGTGAAGCCCGCGAAGGTAGTCGGGCACATTCCCGTGAATGTCCAGCTGTCCACTCGCTCCACCTGTTCCGAGAAGGGCCGCTTCCAAGTCTCGGGGGTCAAACAGCTTCCCAGACCAATGCAATGCTTTGACTGCCTTGGGGTCATTGCTGTCTTTAAGATTTCGGGTTCCAACAGGGCGTAGTACTCGGGCCGGGTCAGCTGTACATGTGGGGTCGGCAGGTAAGCCGTGAGCCGCCGCTTCATTTTTGAGAGCGCGAGCCAGTTCTTCCCATCGAGAACGCGCAATAGGAACTTCAAGAGGCCAGTATACATGGATGCCATTCCCAGAGTGGACGAGGATTGACGGTGCGGGCATCCTCGTCGCGTTACAAAACTCACGGAGAGCGGCGACTACTTCCGTGGGGTTCGACAGCCCGCCTTTGAAGTCGATGTCGAACCACAGCGCCTTGATCTGATGTACGTTATCACGTGTCCTGAGTTGGTTCTTACCAGTTTTCGGGTTCTCGTGCCAGCCTTGCTGGTAGCTACCCATTGCGTAGAATACGTTGAAGCCTGACTTCGCAGCCTTGATCGTCGCCTTTTGCAACTCAGCGTGGTCGTTACACACCACGTGC